TAACTATCCGTTTTTCTTCAAGCCGATCCAGGATGGTATGGATCGTCCTAAGACCGAACTGGCATATAGAGTCCCAGCTTCAAAGCTTACTAGACGTAAATTAGATGACAACGTCAAATTAAAGGAACTACAAGGATTAGACACAACCATAGATTGGAAGAATACAGGAGATAACTCTTATGATGGTGAAAAACTAAAGATATTAGCTCATGATGAAAGTGGTAAATGGGAAAGACCTGATAATATATTAAACAACTGGAGAGTTACAAAAACTACATTAAGACTAGGACGTAGAATCGTAGGTAAATGTATGATGGGCTCAACATCAAACGCATTAGATAAAGGTGGAGCAAATTTCAAGAAACTATACGGAAATTCAGACGTTACAAAAAGAAATAGAAACGGACAAACAAGTTCTGGCCTCTACTCTCTTTTCATCCCTATGGAATGGAACTACGAAGGATTCATGGATACTTTTGGATTACCTGTATTCACTACGCCAGGAGTTATAGAACATTGGGATAATGAAGTAGATGGATTAAAAGAAGATGCAGATAGTTTAAATGAATATTATAGACAATTTCCTAGAACAGAAAAGCATGCATTTAGGGATGAGATTAAATCTTCTTTATTTAATCTAACCAAAATATACGAACAAATAGACTACAATGAAGAAATTAACAACCTTGCTAATATTACTCAAGGTTCTTTTCATTGGGAGCATGGAGTAAAAGATACTAAAGTCTTATTTGTACCTAATAATAATGGAAGATTTAATATTTCTTGGATTCCTCCTAAAAATCTTCAAAATAATGTAATACTAAAACATGGATTTAAATCACCTGGAAATGATCATATCGGAGCATTTGGTTGTGACTCTTATGATATTAGTGGCACTGTCGATGGTCGTGGGTCTAAAGGATCACTTCACGGATTAACAAAATTTTCTCTAGAAGATGCGCCTGCTAATCATTTCTTTTTAGAATATATAGCTAGACCAGAAACTGCAGAAGTTTTTTTTGAAGATGTTTTAATGGCTATGATTTTTTACGGAATGCCTATATTAGCAGAAAACAATAAACCAAGACTATTGTATTATATAAAAAGAAGAGGGTATAGATTGTTTTCTATAAATAGACCTGATAAAGTTTGGAATAAACTATCAGTGTCTGAAAAAGAAATAGGTGGAATACCAAATTCAAGTGAAGATATTAAACAAGCTCATGCAGCGGCAATTGAAGCTTATATAGAAGATCACGTGGGTTTTAAAAATGACGAGTATGGAGACATGTATCATCAAAGAACTTTAGAAGATTGGACACAGTTTGATATTAATAATAGAACAAAGCACGATGCTTCTATTAGCTCGGGTTTAGCAATTATGGCTTGCAACAGAACTAAATATAAACCAACCGCACAGAGACAATCTAAAAAAATAGATTTAGGATTTAAAACATATGATAACAACGGTTTAGTTTCAAAAATAATATAATAGATGATTTACACTAATACACAAAGTTCATTCCCTAATCAGGTAGTTCCTCAAGAAGAGAAAATGTCATTAGAATATGGCTTGATGGTAGGGAGAGCAATTGAAGGAGAATGGTGGGCTTCCGGCGTAGGTGGAGCAAGATACACAAATAATTACAATATTTTCCACCGTAGAAGACTATACGGTAGAGGTGAACAATCTATTCAAAAATACAAAGATGAATTATCTATTAACGGTGATTTAAGTTATCTAAATTTAGATTGGACTCCAGTGGCTATTATACCTAAATTTGTAGATATTGTAGTGAATGGTATGTCAGAAAAAGTTTATGACATTAAAGCTTACGCTCAAGACCCTGCTTCCCAAAAAGCTAGAACTGATTACGCCACTAAGCTTCATAAAAATATAATGAATAGACAACTTCTTCAAGCCATACAGCAACAACTAGGAGTTGATCTAAGTGAAGTTAAAGAAATACCAGAACCACCAGAGAGTGAAGAAGAATTAGAAATACACTTACAGTTAGATTACAAACAATCCATAGAAATAGCAGAAGAAGAAGTTATTAATACTGTTTTAGATAGAAATAAGTTTGAGCTAACTAAGAGGAGGTTTTACAAAGATTTAGTTGAAATAGGTATTGGCTGTGTAAAAACTAATTGGAATAGATCTAACGGTGTTACCGTAGATTACGTAGACCCTTCTAACTTAGTATATTCTTACACTGATGATCCTAATTTTGAAGATATATATTACGTAGGTGAAGTTAAAAATATTAGTCTACCCGAACTTAAAAAAGAATTTCCTAATCTAACTAAGGAAGAATTAGAGATGATTCAAAAGTTTCCAGGCAATACTAACTATAGAAGAAATTACAGAGGAAATAGAGACGATGATACTGTTCAAGTTCTTTACTTTGAATATAAAACATATGCAGATCAAGTTTGGAAAATTAAAAAGACAGCGAACGGATTAGAAAAACAAATCGAAAAGCCAGACACTTTCGCTCCACCACCTAATGATGGTTTTGAAAGAGTTAGTAGATCTATAGAAGTATTATATCATGGTGCTAAAATACTAGGTCATCCAATAATGCTTGACTGGAAGATGGCGGAGAATATGACTAGACCCAGTTCTAATTTAACTAAGGTTAATATGAACTACACTATTTGTGCGCCAGACTTGTATAAAGGGAGAATTACATCTCTTGTAGAGCGTATGATTACTTTTGCAGATATGATTCAGTTAACATCTTTGAAGCTTCAACAAGTATTATCTAGAATGGTACCCGATGGTGTATATCTAGATGTAGATGGTTTAGCAGAAGTAGATTTAGGTAATGGTACTAGTTATAATCCTAAAGAAGCATTAAATATGTATTTCCAAACTGGGTCTATTGTTGGTAGATCTATGACTCAAGATGGAGATATAAACCCTGGTAAAGTACCAATTCAAGAGTTAAGTAGTAGCAATGGTATGGCTAAAATACAAAGTCTTATACAAACTTACCAATACTACTTACAGATGATTAGAGATGTAACTGGTTTAAATGAAGCTAGAGATGGAAGTAATCCTGACAAAGACGCTTTATTAGGTTTGCAGAAGTTAGCTGTAGCACAGTCAAACGTGGCAACTAGACATATATTAGATGCTGGTTTATATCTTACTCTTAGAGCTTGCGAAAACATTGCCTTAAGAGTTTCGGACTCCTTAGAATTTGGTTTAACTAATGAAGCTTTAGTAAATAGTATTAGTTTATTTAATGTAGCAACTCTACAAGAAATGAAAAACTTGCACTTATATGACTTTGGGATATTTTTAGAATTAGAACCTGATGAAGAAGAAAAACAAGTGTTAGAACAAAACATTCAAATAGCTCTTCAATCAGGAGGAATTAATTTACCAGACGCAATAGATATTAGACAAGTACGTAACCTAAGATTAGCAAACCAAATGTTGAAACTTAAGCAAAGGCAAAAAGCTCAAGCTGATCAACAACAACAAGAACGAATGGTTCAAATGCAAGCGCAAGCAAGTGCTAAAGCAGCTGAAGAAGCCGCGATGTTTGAAGTACAAAAACAAGAAGCTATTGCTCAAACTACGTTACAACTAGAAACAGGTAAGAGTCAATTAGAAATGCAAAGATTAGAGGCAGAGTTTAATCATAAGTTACAATTAGCAGAACAGAAGTTTGGTTTTGACATGCAATTAACTCAAGCTGATGGTGCAAAACAACAAGCAAGAGAAGCAGAAATTGAAGCAAGAAAAGATCAAAGAACTAAGTTAGCAGCAAGTCAACAAAGCTATATGATAGATCAAAGAAAAAATAACTTGCTACCTAAAGACTTTGTAAATGAAGACGAAAATATTGGTAATCTAGATTTAGGATCGCCATTAGCTTAACATATAATTATATAATATCATATCATGGAAGAAACAAAACAAGAAAACATCCCACAAGAGGGTGAATTTAAAATGAAGAAAAAACCAGGAAGACCTAAAAAATTAGTAAACAAAAAAAAGGAAACTCCTAAAATAGAAATTAAAAAACAAGAAGATGCCGTTTCAGAGCCAAGCCCAGAGAAAGTGGATGTACGCGAATTACCCAAGGATGGCGGAGAAGTGGGAGAGACACACGCCGAAAAGCAAGAAACTCCCCAAGCGAAAGAAGAAGAAGTAAAAACTGAAACTCCTTCGATAGTAGAGATCACAGATGAAGAACCAGAAACTGTTACTCCTCCCGCGCCAATAGCAAAAGAGGAAATTCCAACACCTAAGTTACCAGAAAACGTAGAAAAACTAGTTAACTTTATGAAAGAAACTGGTGGAGATATAAATGATTATGTTAGATTAAATGCTGACTATTCAAATATAGATGATGATGCTTTATTAAAAGAATATTATAAAAATACTAAACCACATTTAGATTTAGAGGAAATTGATTTTTTAATGGACGAACAATTTAAAGTGGATGAAGATTACGACGAAGAGCGAGCCGTTCGTAAAAAAAGACTCGCTAAAAAAGAAGAAGTTGCAAAAGCTCAAAAGTTTTTAGAAAATCTTAAAAAACAGTATTACGACGAAATCAAGTTGAGGCCAACCGTAAACAATGAGATATCTAAAGCAAATGAGTTTTTCAACAGATACAATAAAGAACAAGAAATAGCTAAAAAGCAACACGAGGAGTTTATAAATTCAACAAACAAAATGTTCTCTGATGAATTCAAAGGTTTTGATTTCGCTTTAGGAGAAAAAAAGTTTAGATATTCTGTAAACAATCCCAATGAAGTTGCTGAAGCCCAATCTGATATTTCAAATGTGCTTAAGAAGTTCTTAAACGAAAAAGGAGAAGTTGTCGATTATAAAGGTTATCATAAAGCTATGTAAGTGCTGAGGGAAGGAAAACAGCTCCTGATGATATTTATTTAAATGGATTTAAAGTGAAAGCAGTTAGTGGTGTAAATAGTTCTAAATTAAAAATAAAACGAAAATAACAAAAACTAATATAAAATGGCTTTAGGAAATTTTATAGTACAAAACGCTGGATTACTTCCAACGCAAGATCAGTCAGTTTTATCGACTAACTATCTTCAATGGACAGATCCAGGTTCTGCAGACTTTGCTGATTTTGCTCAACAATATCTACCAGAATTGTACGAACAAGAAGTAGAAAGATTCGGTAACAGAACGTTATCAGGATTTTTAAGAATGGTTGGCGCTGAAATGCCAATGACATCTGATCAAGTAATTTGGTCTGAACAAAATAGATTACATATCGGTTATGAAAACGTAAGTAAGATTGATACTGCAAATGATGCTACATTTACAGTTAACGTTCCAGCTGGTAATGAAGTAGTAATTAGAGTTAATCAAACTTTTGTAGTTTATGATCCAGCTTCTGGATTAACTTTAAAAGGTTTAGTTACAACCGCTCCAAACCCAGGTAACCCAGGAACATTTACTTTCCAAGGTGCTTGCTACACTGCTCCTAACTTTGCAGCTTTAAATGCAGTAAACCTTAAACTATTTGTTTATGGTTCTGATTTTGCAAAAGGAACATTAGGAATGGATGGTTCAGTTACTCCATCATTTACTCAATTTAACAACAAACCAATCATCATTAAAGATAAATATTTAGTTAATGGTTCTGACACTGCTCAGATTGGTTGGGTTGAAGTTGCTACTGAAGACGGAACATCTGGATTCTTATGGTATATGAAAGCTGAATCAGAAACTAGACTAAGATATGAAGATTATCTTGAAATGGCGATGGTTGAAGGTGAATTAGCTGCGGCTGGTTCAGGTGTTGCTGGTCTACCAGGAACTCAAGCTTCAGGTGTTGGTACACAAGGTATGTTTGCAGCTTTAGAAGATAGAGGTAACGTTTATGCTGGTTTTGCTGGTGCTCCAAATCCTGGTTCAGGTGCTTTAGGAGACTTCGATCAAATCCTACAACAATTAGATTTACAAGGTGCAATTGAGGAAAATATGTTGTTTTTAGATAGAGCTACTGCTCTTGATTTTGATGATATGATTGCTACTCAAGCTGGTAGTTCTTATAATGCTACAACGGCTGCTTCTTACGGTCTTTTTGACAACGAAGCTGAAATGGCACTTAACTTTGGTTTCTCTGGTTTTAGAAGAGGTTCTTATGACTTTTACAAAACTGATTGGAAATATCTTAATGATGCTTCTACAAGAGGAATGGTTGATAACATTAAAGGTGTATTAATACCTGCTGGTACTTCAACTGTTTATGATCAAATGTTAGGATCAAACATCAGACGACCTTTCTTACACGTAAGATATAGAGCTTCTGAAACAGACGATAGAAGAATGAAATCATGGATTACTGGTTCTGTAGGTGGTGCTTATACATCATCTTTAGATGCTATGGAAGTTCATTATCTTTCTGAAAGATGTCTTTGTGTACAAGCTGCTAATAACTCTTTTAAAACTTATAAATTATGGGAGCATTAAGAATAAACTTAACAGACGGAACATCAACCTTTATTGACTTAAGTAATGCAACAAGTGTTAATGTTGCTAACTGTAATGAACAAAAATTCACGATTATTGTTGATGGACAGGGATACGACGTTATAAGGTTTGATACGACAGGTAATTTAGGAGATGAAGTAATATGGACATGGCAAATGCTTGCCGCTTATGTTTGTATAGCTGCAGATCCAATTAGATATGGTTATCCAAACTTGGGAAATAATTATGAAACTTACATACAGTATGACGATGAGAAATTTTTAGCTTCAGCTATTGATTCAGCTTTGTCTAATATTGCAGAACCAGCGGTTTTATCTAATAGAACAGCTCTAGCGATTGATATAGTAAGTTCTGATGAAGCTAAGGATTTAGGTGAGCAAATTGATAATGAAAAAGCCAACTGTGAAGATGAAGCAAGCATTCTAACAGAAGATTGCGAAAAGGCTGTTACAGATCCAGCATGTGTAAATGGTTTCGATTTTGGTGGAATAATATGTAGCTGTGGCGACGCAGCTTGTTGTGAAGCAACCAAGCAAACCTACATTAAAAACTGCTTGTCAGGAGTTTTAGATGGCATTAGAATTGATTGGAAGCATCAATATCTTTTTAAAACGGTAACTAACGAAGGACCTTGATAAAATAAATAAAACAATCAAAAACCCCTATTAATTTAGGGGTTTTTTAAAAATAAAAAAATGGGAGTTATAAGAGTAAAATTGGCTAACAACTATAGGACAGATCCGATACTAGCCGCGGATGATTATTTCCAAACCAATAGAGTTGTAAAATTAGTATCACCAGACAGTAAAATTATTCCAGGTTCCTGGAAAATGAGTTCGGATGTACCTTTGCAATTCGGTTTTGGAGCATATGCAAAATTGAATTCTGGAGGATATTGGGGTTTTACAGTATGTTTTTTGAAAAATCAACAAACTGGAGTTACAGAGCTTTATGAAAAGCATCTTTCGACACAAAATTTCAATGGAGATATTAGCCCAGAATATTATGCATGGTGGGAAGCTGGAAACGCACCCACACTTACAGACTTCAATATTTCGCCTGCTTCAGGATTTGTAAGTGAATTTGGAACATTTGTACATCCTGCTTATTTAGCAGTAGCACATTTAAATGAAATATCTGTACAAGACCAAATGAATATTGACTTTGTTTATCCAAGTCCTATTCATCAAGATCAACCAAACTTTTATTTTAATGATACAAATACTAATATTATTAAAGAAGGAGGTCTTGGGGCTAGAACACAACAAACAAGTCAAAGAGGTAAAGACAATGTGCCGGGACTTACACTAGAAAAAAATGAAGGTTTTGGAGCATATGGAGATAATCCTTGGCCCAAATGTAGCATGACTTCTTTCTTTGAGACACAAGCTTTTAACGCTGGAAATGAAGAAGATATTAATAATGACATGCGGTCTAGTATTTTATCCTGCAGTGATGAGCAAGCTGCGCAATGGGATGAACAGTGGAGTGAAATTCTTTCAGGCCCTGGCCCTGCGTGATACAAACAATAAATAAACAATTATATTATATTATATTATGAAAAATGAAAAAACATGGGAGATGAAAGATAGAAATTACTATCTTACTAATGATATGTCTCCATTAACTTATACTTTAGCTTCAAGACATAGTAGAAGATTTCCTTTACTATATTTTGATGAAGAACAAGGACACAATAGAGAGATTAGATATGCTACTAATCAAAAGTCAGTTTTTGTAGATGAACAAGATGGAAATGCAACTTTAGAGCATATTGTTTTTGAGAACGGAGCGTTACACGTTCCTAAAGAAAGACAAAACCTTCAGAAGTTGTTATCATTATACCATCCAGATAAAAACAAGAAATACAAAGAACTTGATTTGATTGAAGAAGCAACTGATGACATAGATGATTTAGAAGCAGAATTTCAAGCATTCAAGCATTATCTATGGCTAGAGAACTAGAAATAGAGCATGCTGAAGCTATTTTAAGAGTAGAAATGGGATCTGGTGTTAGTTCTATGAGTTCTAAGGAGATAAAAAGAGATGTTTTAGTATTCGCTAAAAGAAATCCTTATTTGTTCTTAGATTTAGTTTCTGATGAGAATGTTCAACTTAGAGACTTTGCCATTAAAGCAACTGAAGCTAATATAATTAAACTTTCTCAAGACCAACGTACATTTGCGTGGGGTAGTAATGGTAAAAAATTAATGACAATACCTTTTGATGAAAATCCATATTCAGCTTTTGCTGCGTATTTAAAAACGGATGAAGGAATTGAAGTTTATAAATCCATAGAGAAAAAGTTAAAATAACAAGTGATTATAATTAAGGCGGCTATGCGGCCGCCTTTTTTATTACAAAAATATTAATATGGCTATAAACGTTAATACAGTATATCAAACAGTATTATTAATTTTAAATAAGGAGCAAAGAGGTTATATAACTCCTAATGAATTTAATAAACTAGCAACACAAGTTCAGTTAGAAATATTTGAACAATACTTTGAAGATCTAAATCAACAATTGAGAGGACCAGGGTATGAAGATGAATATGCTGATAGAGTAGATAACTTAGATGAAAAAATATCTATGTTTAAAACGTATGGAACTGCCACTTACTATAATCCTGGAGGTATTGAACCATATTTTTATATGCCAGAAGATGTTTATCGTATAGGTACTATTATGTACAAAGGTGAACAAGCAATCCAACCTACAAACAGAGGTGAATATCTACATCTCTATATGTCTAAATTAACTAGACCTACAACAAATTATCCTTTATATATTCAAGAAAGTAATGTTACTATTCCAGATCCTTTAAATCCAGGCCAAAACTTGTGTACTGACTGTATAAAAGCATATATATATCCAGAAGAAATTAAAGGTAAAGTTAATATATCATATATTAGAAAACCAAAAAACGTTGTGTGGGCTTACAATACTGGATCTTTAGGTCAATATATATTTGCAGAACCGGAGCAAACTATTCCACCGCCTATACCCTCAACTGGATCTGTAAACTTTGAAATTTCAAATCAAGATCAAACCGAGGTTATTATAAAAATATTAATGTACGCTGGTGTTGTAATTAGAGATCCGCAAATAGTACAAGCAGCGGCTGGACAAGCGGCAGGTGTTGAACAAAATCAAAAAAGCTAATATATGTCATTTCTTCAAAACACTCCAAATGGCGGTTTAATAACCGAAACAAATCAACAATACTACGTAGGTACTCAAATAAATATTGTTAGCTATACAGGAATTACAATGGATTCTATGGTTTATACTTTTAATGAAGTATTAACTTTAGGTAGTACGACATCTTGGAATCCTACTGATTACGATTATCATTTAAATAATTTTATAGTAGAAGTAAGTCCTGATGGTTTAGCTCCTTATGAGTTGTGGGATGGTTCAGGTGGTGTTGGTTCTCCTGCTGGTCCAACTGGTACAGGTGGAGGATATTCTATTCAAGAATTTTCTAATATAAAACCTTATAGTACTTTAACATTTGACAACCCTGATGCTATTACAGATGGATACTGGGTTAAGGTAACTTTAAAATCTCAATTAGTAGATGGAGCTCCTAACTATGGAGATTATCAATATATATCTATTTTTGATATTGTAAACAATTTTATGATAGGATATGTAGGAGACGAAAAGTTAATTTCAAAAGTAAAAAGAAGTGATGTATTGTTTCATGCTAAAAGAGGTTTACAAGAATTTTCATATGATACGTTAAGATCTGTTCAGTCTCAAGAATTAACTATTCCTCCAAGCCTATCGGTTATACTACCACAAGATTACGTTAACTACGTTAATCTTTCATGGGTCGATAGACAAGGTATTAAGCATATTATATATCCTACTACGTTAACTAGTAATCCTACTGAAACTCCTATACAAGATACTAATATTACAAATAGTCCTTTTGGATTTAACTTTCCATCTTCGGGATATGGTATACCGGTACAAGATAATTTTGGAGAAAATTTAGAAGGAACTTCTATGACAGAGGAAAGATGGAAGAATGTAAAACCTTTTAATCAACCTACAATAGAACCATTGTTTTCTCAAGGTATTGGAGATAGCATCTATGCTCGAAGGGAAGTAGCTCTCTTAGGTCAAAGATATGGGCTAGAACCAGAACTATCTCAATATAATGGGTGGTTTACTATAGATAAAAGAAAAGGAAAAATTTCTTTTAGTAGCAACTTGAGTGAAAGATTAATATTATTTGAATACATTTCTGATGGATTAGCTTATGAAGAAGATACTAAAGTTCCTAAACTAGCAGAAGAAGCAATATACATGCATATCGCATATAATATATTAGCTAGTCGTCCTCGTACTCCCGAATATGTCGTAGCAAGATATAAGAAAGAAAGAAGAGCAGCTTTAAGAAATGCAAAAATAAGATTGTCCGAACTTAAACCAAATGAATTTGTCCAAGTAATGAGAGGCAAATCAAAATGGATTAAATATTAAATTATGCCAGAAGTTAAAAATACATTTCTCCAGTCTAAAATGAATAAAGACATGGATGGTAGAATATTACCAAACGGTCAATATAGAGATGGACGAAATATTCAAATTAGTAGATCCGAAGGAGACGATGTCGGTGCTTTAGAAAATGTATTAGGTAATGGGTTATTAACAAGTTTTGGTTTTACTAACGAAAATTTAGAGATAATAGGTCATTTAATGGTGGATACTATTGATACTATATTTTTATTTTTAACTGACTACTATGATTCTTCTCCAAATCAATTAGATAATAACATAGCAGGTCAAACCACTGCGTACGTAGGAAACATAGTAGAGTGTTATATAGTATCGTATAATGTAACTACTCAAACACCTAAGATACTTGTACAAGGAAATTTTTTAAACTTCTCTAAAAGTCATCCTATTACTGGTGTTAATTTAATTGAAGAACTTTTATTTTGGACTGACAACAGAAACCAACCTAGAAAAATAAATATAAGTTTAGCTGAACCTGGATATTATACTAAAGAAGATCATATATCTGTAGCTAAATATTATCCATACAATCCTATACTTCTTTTAAATAGAAATGATGATCCAATAGCTAAGTATCAATCTTCTATGAAAGATAAAGTAAGTAAATATTTACCTATTCACGCAGCTGCTAGAGTTCAAAGTGTTGATGCTGCAGCCGGATCTTTTGTTATTGAAGGTATGTATACTAATATAATGCCTAACACTCCAGCTACTGGCTTGTCCAATGGAGATTTAATAACAGGTGTAAATGTAGATAAAAATGACTTAGCGGTAACTAATACTGTTACTATTTCACCTTTACTCACCACTATTACAACATCACCATTAGTTCTTACATCCTTACTTGAGAATGACATTGTATATTTTCAAAGACAAAACCCAGATTATGATGTCAATTGGACCGGTGATGAAAACTTCTTTAAAGATAAATTTGCAAGATTTAGTTATAGGTTTAAATTTGATGATGGTGAATATTCTTTATCCGCACCATTTACCCAAATCGCCTTTGTTCCTGAGCAAGATGGATATTTTATAGGGGATAGTGCTATTGATGATTCAACAGTAGCTTTAGTAGGGCAAGAAAGTGCAACGTATGATTCAACTGTTGTTAAGTTTATGCAAAACAAGATCAATGATGTTGTATTAAATATACCTTCACCTACTATAGATAATGATAATACTTCTTTAAAATGGAATGAAGTTAATGCTGAGTTGAAAATAACAGAAATTGATATATTATATAAAGAAGCTCAATCTAATAAAACCAGTATAGTTGAAACTTTACTTATAGATGATTTTAATATTAATGATGATATTTTAACCTACAATTATAAAAGTGCTAAACCTTGGAAAACATTACCAACTATTCAAACAACTAGAGTAACAGATGTAGTTCCTATAAGAGCTTTAGCTCAAGAATCTTCTGGTAACAGAGTGATATATGGAAATTTTATTGATAAACATTCTTCACCTGTTACACTAAATTATCAAATAAATATTAATGAAAAAGTAGAATTACCTACAACATCAGGTGTAACTAATCCAGATGAATATGTAAGAAAAGAATACCAAAATCACACTTTAAAACAAAATAGAACTTATCAATTAGGTGTTGTATTAAGCGATAGATATGGAAGACAATCCAATGTTATTCTCTCTTCCATTATCAATACTACTTTACCGGGTAATTTGGCTTCTACTTTTTACCATCAATACAGATCTGTAGAAGATGCAATATTAATAGATAAATACCCAAACTGGAGTGAGTATGGTGTTGCTGTTGGAGCTCAAGCTATTCCTGATTCTTGGCCAGGTGATCAAATAAATGCTATTTTTTGGAGTGTTATTCCTGAATTTAAAAACCAAACAGGTTATCCTGGTTTATATAGTATTGCAGATGGAACTATAACAGCAGTAAACGATGTTACGGTTACTAATCCGGTTTCACCTTCATCTTGTGGTCCTTATACAGTTACTATAGAAGGTATTGTTAAGACTGGAAGTGGTCCTACAGCTGTTATTCAATTTTCAGTGGAAAATGGAAGCATTGTCGATATTACGGTAATATCTAGCGACGATGGGTGGACAGAAGGACAAGCATTTGAAGCGGATTTAAGCGCCTTGCTTACTACCCCAGGATGCGCTTGGTTAACTTCTGAAACACTAAAAGGATTTGTACAGGTAGCAAAAGATAATCCATTAGGATATTATAGTTATAAGTTTGTTATAAAACAAACAGAACAAGAATATTATAATGTTTATTTACCTGGAGCATTAGCTGGTTATCCAAAAGATCAAGCTGGAGAAGAAGCGTTAAATACAGGTGAAGATGTTATTGTAACCGACGACCCAGTTGCAGGAACTGATACCGTTACTACAGAAGAATCTGTAGCTTTCCCTACTGTAGCTTTTACATATCCAAAAGGTCAACAACGTCATACTTCTCATATAGTATTATTTGGAGATAATGTAAATAAAGTACCTAAAGATCTTCAAGATGTAGGTCCACTTACAGAAAAATTTAGATCATCAGAACAATTATATGGGCGAGTAAATACTTTCTTATTAAATAGTCTTCCAAGTAATATCCAGTATGATCCTGGTCAAAGATCAGATACTGTAGTGCAAATAGGTACGATGGTAAGTTTAGGTTTAGGAGATTTAACAATAAATCCTATAGAACCTACTATACCACCTGCTTTTTATAAAGGAGAGACTAATCCTTTAATAGGGAGAGTAGAAACAAATAATCAATTTGGAATAATCAATGGGCTAGGTGCCGCAACTCAATATGATTATGGACCTTATTTAGCTGTATATGAAACTAAACCTGTAGAATCTTTATTAGATATATTTTGGGAATCTACGTCTTCAGGATTAATAAGTGATTTAAATAAGAAAATTAAAGAAGAAGACAACACTGTTCCTACAGGTGTTACAAATATAGATATTAGCTGGAGTGAAGAAGATGACTTTGGAACTTATATTTCTAATACTTTTGAAGCTGCTGGCGCAAATGGCCAAGGAGTGGGACCATTGTCTACTATTGCTATAACTCAAGTTATAAGAGGAGATAATACAGTTGTAACTCCTCAATTTGAAATTGAAGAAACTGGTGGTTTTGGAAGTGGTGAGTATCAAATAAAAATAGCACCATATGCAATAGATAATGAAGGTTTTGTTTGCTGGGAAGATAATCTTAAAAACACTTTCTATTTTGACTTATTATTGACATATAATTCTGGTTTAGCTAATCAACCTGTTTTAACTATTCCTGTACAAGTTACTGGTTATGTAGTGAATTCTTCACCTAAACAAAGAAATTTCCCTAGTATAGAAGATATAAAAGGTTGGGTTTTTAATGGAGAAGCTATTATGACACCTGAACAAGGGTTTCCTATTGGCCCATTTGAAGAAAATGGATCAGGATTTTTGCCTCAATGTGATGGTGGTTTTGGTCAACTACCTTATGGATTAATTAGATCTAATGGATCTTTTCCTAATCCACCTGGACAATTTCCCGGTATTCAACCACCATTTAATCCACCTTACACTGATCCCAGTACACAACCTGATACAAAGTTAACAATGACTGCTAATCAAATATCTTGTGACTGGAGTTCTTTACCTGGTGGTGCCCCAAATCAAAACTGGGATGCTCAAAAACCTCATGTAGTTAGAGGAAGAAATGATTGTACTGGAGGATGTGTATCTAATGTTGTTTTCACATCAGATCAATTTTTTGAAGCAGCTAATGGATCTTTTGGATCTAGTCCACCTGCTTTTCCTTCAAGCATTTACAATGGTATTGAATTAGAATATGATATTCCAAGAATGTATCAGGTAAGTATGTATTTACCTTGGTTTTATTATGCAGGTAGGTTTCAAACTTATTGGTTTGGACACTCTCAACCTATTAATTATGCTCCTACAGATAAGTGTGGAACTTTTGAATGTATATTTGGATACAATAGTTATGTGCCAGAACCAGGTACTACTACAGGTTCTAACGAACCTATACAAGGTATACCTCAAGGACCTATATATTGGGATTTTTCTACTGATCAACTTGATCCAACATTAGGTGGTGAAGATAAAGTAGGACAAAAACTAAATGGTGGATCTCATTATTGGGATGATTTACAGTCTCTTTCAGCGGCTAATCCTGATATGATGAACCTTCAACAAGGGTATAATACTTTTTATACAGTAGAAGGACCTAAAAGATTTTTCTTTACAACTACTCAGAATACTGATGCGGTTGGTACTAATGTTGGAGACAAAATAACTCAAGGAGACTATTGTACTGACATAAATTTAAATGGAGGTGGATATCATATGTACTTAGGTGGAATAGACAGCAATGGACTAGGACCTGGTAGAAGTGCTAATAATATGAGATTCTTTGTTAAAACTCAACCTGTGACGCAAACTGTAGGTAATTTCACAGGACCTAGAAAAGCAAATATTTATTGTGGTAACCCTAACCTTCCAGCTGCTGGTTTTAATAATGTTAATCAAGGACCATTTGGTTGGGCAAGAACTTTTGAATGGCAACAACAGACAATTCCTTCGATGGCATATATTCCACGCTCACTTAATAATGGTGACTGTGATGAACAAAATCAAACTATAGTTGGAAATACTATACCACCTGGAAGATATGTGGTAACTCTAAGAGTAAGAGACAAAAATGGATCTGGTTTAGAATATGAGTGGGATGTGCCAATTACTATACCTCCGTTCTGGGAATCACAAAATGGTCAACTTCCATTTGGAGATACAAACGTTTGGTGTCAAGATGGTGGATGTTCATAAATAGTAATATATAAAATAAACAAGTAATTATAAAATATGGCTTATCAGTTACCAGTAAAATATTTTAACTCTTTTTGGCTAAAGAAGGTTGTAGGAGATCCTGATCTTGACCCTCAGCAAGCTATAACAGATGATGGTGGTGTTCCAGAAAATGAATCTACTGTCACTACAAGCGTGTATGGAGGACAAACTCAACGTGAGTATTATTTACCTACTTGGCCTGGGCTACCATGGGGAGATGAACTTTCCTTGCCAAACCCTGAAGATGGAAATGTTTTAAAAAATTATCCTTGTTTTCCATGGGGCGGAAGAGATTGGAATAGCTATACATCTGGAAATCCTTTACCAGTGTGTGAAGGAGGTAGTTTGCTCGATAGGACTACTAGTTTAGAAACAGGAAAAGAGAGATGTTGGTTTGTGGAAGAAGCTAGAATTAGAGGAGGTTTTAATAATACTAGTGTAGATTTTGGTACTAAAGCTTATGCTGTAGAAGAAGATAACTTACAACAACATAGATTTAACACTTTAATATATTCTGGTATATATAATTCTAGAACAGGTATAAATAACACTAATGTGTTTTCTACAGCAGATGGATCCATAACAGTTAGTTTAAGTCCTACTAATGGAAGTGTGCAAAGATTATACGCTTATAATACTAATTTAACTATATTTCAAGAGAATAAAGTAAGTAAAGCATTGATTGATAAAGATGCTATATATTCAGCAGAAGGAGTTGGAACACCGGTAACATCATCTAAGGTAGTTATAGGACAAATTGTTCCTTACGGTGGTGAGTTTGGGATTAGTACCAATCCTGAATCATGGGCACAATATGGTTTTAGACAATACTTTGCAGATCGCTTTCGAAATGCAGTTTTAAGACTTTCAAGAGATGGTATTACAGAAATATCACGTTACGGGTTAACAGATTTCTTTAGAGATACTTTTTCAACTATTACATCTGATCAACAACAAAATACAATTACTTTCAGTTATCTTGCGGACACAACTCCTGATACTTCTCAAATAACTTTTGAAATATTCAATAGTCCAGATTGTGATTGTTCAAATATAAAAATAGGATCTTTATTAAGTATTAATGGGGTGGTTATCCCAGATATATTCGTAGTAGCTGTAGACCCTGGTGCAACCACATGCCTTATAACTACTTCAACGAGGTGGGATGCTGCTACATACAAACAAGGAGACTGGCCTGAATATATAAGTTTTATAACATATAATAAAGATAAAATAGTTGGTGGATATGACACATATAATCAAAACTATGTTATATCAGTACAAGATTTTGAGAACAGCTCTGATAGTGCATGTAATGTATTATCTACTTACAATACATTAAACTTTGATGAAGCAATAAATGGCTGGGTTAGCTTTTATAGTTATAAACCAGTTTTTATAGATAGTTTAAAAAATAATTTCTTTTCATCTAATAGCTATAGCTTATATCAACATTATGTAGATAGTATTAATAATAGAGGAGTATTTTACGGTGAAAGAAGCGGATCTAGTATTGAATTCATTTTTAATCCTAATCCATCTATGGTTAAAAATTTTCAAACCATAAACTACGAAGGCACAAATGGATGGCAAGTTGATTATTTCTTATCTGACTCTACTGAAATGTTACCTTATCCAGGTGGAACTAATCTATGGTATCCAGTTGGAGATGAGACTAATTTTGTGTATAGTTTAGAACAAGGAAGATATACGAGTCCTCTTACTCAAATGAATGAGTATGCTGGATTTCATAGAAAAGAAAATTTATATTGTAGTAACTTAGTAAATAAGTCGGCACCATTTGCTGGAGAAGTTGTGTTTGGAGGAAGTATGACAGGTATTAAAGGATATTTTGCTACAGTAAGATTAAGTACAGATGAAGAAAGAACAGATAATAATGGTAATATATTAGAACCTACAGATTTAGGCGGCATGAAAGAGTTGTATGCTGTAACATCGTCTTGGGTTAGATCATCAAATTAAATTAAATGGAATTAAATATAAGAAGACTTCAACCAGAAGATTTAGAAATAATAAATAAATGGTGGGAAGCATGGCCTGATTGGGTAAATCCAGGAATTGGTTTTTTACCTGAAACAGGTGTAGTAGTAACAGCAGGAGACAAACCTATTTTTGCCGCATTTATATATTTTACGAATGCACAAGTAGCTTTATTTGAATGGATGATTTCAGATCCAAACTATAGAGAAGATAATAGACAAGAAGCTGTAGAATTACTTATACAAGGTGCAGAATCAGTTATTAAATCACAAGGATATAAATTCATGTTTAGTATAAGTAAACACAAGAAATTAATGAACACAATGGAGAATTTAGGTTTTCATGTAGATAGAGAACCATCTTATGAACTTTTAAAATTAATAGAGTAATATGGCAGTAATGACAGGAATAGCCGCTGCCGGTATGATAGCCGGTGCAGGCATGGGAGTTTTCACAGCAGTACAAGCAAATAAAGAAGAAAAAAGAGCTAGAGGCGAAAAAATAAAACAAGAGCAAATATTAGAAGATCAAAGGAATAGTAGACAAAAAATATACAATCCTATGGCTGGTCTAACTAATGAAGCTGAAAATATTGGTGTTGCTACTCAAGCAACAAAGTTTGCAGCTGAACAAGCGGATATGGCTTTAGCAAATACATTAGATACTATTAGAGCTACTGGTGGTGGTGCTAGTGGTGCAACTGCATTGGCTCAAGCTGCATTACAAAGTAAACAAGGTATTGCTGTAGAAATTCAAAGACAAGAATTAACTAATAAACAAAACATTGCTGCTACACAAATGAAGATCAATGAACAAAAAGCTCAAGGAGCTAAATGGGCATGGGAAGAACAAGAACAAAGAGATATAATTGAATTAGATAGAACACAAAACTTAATGGATAAAGCCGAAGCTCAAGAATTTGCTGCGCAAGCTCAAAAGATGGAAGCTATTGGTAATATTGCTAGTTCTGTTGTAAGCGGAATGGGTAATATGGCTACGGGTATGGCGACTGATAATCAAGTGGCTGGATTTGCTCAATATGGCTACGATCAATATGCCTTAAACCCTAGTGATCCTCAATGGCAGGGTTTTTCACAGATGGATGGTACTTCTGGTAATAGAAAAGCATATGGCGCTGTTAATAGTTATTTTGGCGGATACGGTATGTTTAATCAATAAAAAAATATAAAATGGGCTACGTAGATCCACAACAAAATATACGAACTTATCTTCAGACTATGAACGATCAGACTAGAAGGTTTGGTGAAGAGTTTGATAGTATGTTTGCTAGAGTAAATCAAGACGTTAGAGGTAATATTGCTGCTAATATAGCAAAAATAGAACAAGCTCGTCTTAAAAAACAAGTTGGCGCAGAAGATTATTGGGAGGCATATAAAAAAGCTACTCCTAAGGAAGGGTATATGGAGAATAGGAATAAATTTCTTAAACATGTAGGAGAGTTGTATTATGGTATTTCAGATTGTGGCACGCCAGATTGTGAATACAAGCAACGTAATTATGAACAAATACCTAGTAAAATAGCAGAAGTACAAGGTGTATATTTAGCTTTGAAAAAAATGTTTGATGATTCTATTGGAGCTGGAGATGGTATCCCTGGAGGATATAATCCGGCTACCTCTCTAAAAGTAATGGGTTTTATAGATGAAGATGCTGACCATAGCTATGATGTTAATGATGATGGTAAATTAGTAGTTAGTTACAAGTATGGTGGAGTAGATTATTCCATGACTGCTCAAGAAATTATAGATTTAGGTGTAGAAGGAAATTGGGGTGTTAAAGTATATGGAGATCCTGTTTCTACTAGAACTGAAATATGGGATGGTATCAAAAAGAAAATAGATTATGATAAATTAGTTTCTAAATATCAAAGCACGAGTGGAAGAACTACAAAACAATTTGATCAATATAAAGTTGCTAATGAAGAATTTATAAAATTTGCATCTAATCCAGAAGAATATAAGCAAACTATAGAAGGTCAAAATGGTCAAACTATAATGGGGAACAATTGGGCTATTATATTAAATGACGCAGTGGATGTAGTAAACGATCCTACTGCACCCCAAGAGCTTAAAGATAAGTATCAACCTTATTTAGATAAAATATTAGGGGGAGCTGATGGTAAATATGGTGGAGCTGCTGCAGCTGATGATATTAAAATCCCTGGAAGAGATATGAATGTAAATTATTTAGGAGATGAAAATGTTCAAGATTATGTAGGCTCAACAGCTACAAGCTCTAGTGATTGGTTAAATTTTTATAAAAATCAAGGAGCAGCAGGGGTGTGGGATGTAACAAATGCCAATATGAAAGGTTTAGCTTATGATTGGTTTAGTAGCTACAACCCTAAAACTAATTATTTAAAAGGATATAATAATAAAGGTAAAGTATTAAAGACAGAGGTTAGAGGTGGTAAAGGATCATCTAATTCATCAGGAGGTGGTAAAGGAACATTTGATTTAAATAAGAAAAGAGATCAAATTGTTACATGGGCTAAAAACTCTGATAGTCCTAATATTTCAAGTGCTTACAAAATACCTTATGGACCTAATAATAATAAACAAACAGGTATTGCTTATATATGGGGTGCTGATGCCAATGCTGGAAAAAATCCAACATATATAGGTTTAATGAGTGAATGGTTAAACAGTAATGAAGGATTACCAAGTATTGGTTTAGCTGCACCTAAAAATTCTACATTTAAAATAGATGCAGAAGGTAAAGTTTATATTGAAAATAGTGATGGAAGCATTACGCCAACTTCAATTATATTTAAACCTGGTAGGGAATTATATGGTAATGATCAAACAATAAGAAGTATTTTAGATAATTTTGATAAACAAGCAAGAGCTGATGCTAATCAAGGAGGAGTAGACAGCGATGAAGACCCTGCAGGACTAAACAATTAATAAAATATTTATGCCAGAATATACAACAGTAGAATTTTTAACCCGTGTTCGTAATAAATATAATGCTTATTATGACATGGATGACACTGAGCTTTTAGAAAAAATATTAGCTAAATATCCTGTTTATAAAGATCAAATAACTGACTATGTATCTCCAGAAGATAAATATAGAGATGAGCAGTTGACTGAATTTGTAAAGCAAAGATTTGATGGGCTGACTGATGCAGGTGAAGGGTTAATTAATCCTTGGGACAATAATCTTAAATCTCCTATGTCTCCTGATTATGACTTTGCTACTGATAGTCCTATGGCTATTGATATACAAAAAGATTTCCAAGCAAATAGAGAAAGATACGATGATGTAGTAAAAATGTTTAGAGAGTTAGATCCAGATGCTAGTGTTGAATATGCTGAAGGTGGAGTAGGTGGTGTTATTAATATGCCTGGTATAAGTGGATTGGATGAAGAAGAAGATCCAGAAATTTTCTCAGCAGCGTATGGTCTAATACAAGGTACAGGCAAAACTTTAGCAATGGGTAATTGGGAAGAAGGAGAAACCCCATGGAATATTCAAGAATTTAGTTTGGACCCTGCTATACGTAAAAAACAATTGGCTGGTTTTAAAAAGCGCTATGAAATGTTGCCAGACAAAATAACTCAAATTAACAAACAGAAACTAATAGATCTTCAAGCTATGCAGCCTGATGACAGAGTAGAGGCTATTGAGAATGGTAGATCTTTCCCTGTAGATGACATAAACACAGGATATCCTAGTTCTTTATACGCCTCAGCTAATGATACTAGAAATATTACAGGAGTTGGAGTTGATGCTTACAGAGAAGGTACATTAAGAGGTGCCACTGATAAAAATCTTTATGGAAAGTTTGATGTTAATACTTTAACAGACGCTACAGATTATACATTCAAGGGTAATGAACAAGTAATAGAGAATTTTTATGATGAATATGGAGAGCCTTTTTCTGCTCCAGGAGCATCTAATACAAAAGCTCTGTTTAGTGGATTTAGCTATAGAGATTTTTTAGATAATCCTGAACAGTTTAAGCAATGGCTTTATAAAGCACAATCAGGAAAGTTAAGAGATTTTGCTATAGAAAGATTAGAAAAAAATAACCCAACTGACGAAATGATTTCTTATGCAAATAAGAAATACGGTGTTACAAGTAAGGAAGATATAATATCTAGAATAGCTAATGATTCAACATCGCCTTGGGCTGAATATTTTTTCCCTATAGAGACATATGAAAAAACTCATAAAATGGGTAAGGATGAGAATCCATTACTTGCGAATGGTAAAGAAAATCCTAATTATAATAAAAATATTTACTATATAAATGCTCCAGCTAAAGGTATTCCGTGGAAAGAATGGAATGGTTTAAGCAACGAAGAAAAAGATAGAAGAATATCTAAAGGTGAAGGTAACATAACTCAGATAGCAGAAGTTAGAGATCCCGATCTAAAGTTCTTTGCAGAGTGGGATGTGTTAGAAACTATAGATGATGGAGATGGTAGTGATAGATTTGTAGAAGTTAAAAAAATATTAGCAGGTGGGCCAGCTAACCTGGGTGAGTATGAAACCCTTGCTCAGTTTTTTGCTGGCAAATATGACCAAAATGGCAAATCATTAGATTTTATAGATTTTGATAGACCTAATTGGGAAAAGTTTACAAATAGACTTGATGCTTCTACAGATTGGCAAACTCTTTTTCAGTTTGCTGTAGGTGGACCTGCTCAATATGATCATTATGATAAAAAAATTGCTACAAATAATCTTGAAGATTGGTGGTTAAGTATTAAAGATAATCCTACTGTACAAAAGTACACGCAAAGATCTTTAGGTACTTTTAGTGAAAATGAAAAAGACGAGAGAATCGCTAAATTTGGTTGGGATAAAAAAACAAAAAAAGATATAAAACAAGAAGAAAAAATTTTAAAAGAAAAGTTTAAGAAAGAAGGTGATTATTTAGGAGAATGGAGAAAATATAGAGAAAAAGAATTACCTTATTGGAAGGAACTTTCAGAAACAAAAAAGGATGGCGGCCTCAAGCTCAGAGTCGAAGACGATAAGATTGACATGCATAGACCTGGAGTTGAAGAAAGAATGCTCAAAATGAGATTTGATGAAAACGTTTGGGCACCGAAAGAGAAGCAATACATTGAGGATAACTATGCGAAATTATTAGCGGATGACCCTGAAGCTATAATGCCAAATAGGATCGACAACAAGGTTAGAACTCATATAACTGAGCAAGGTAATAGTTTAATGAGTATATTCCGAAAAAATGAAGTAGCAGGTCTTCCTGACATGTTTGATAGTCAAGGAGATTTTGCAGGCGACATTGGAGAAGTATCTGAAAAGGCAGATGATAAAACCAGTAGAGATAAACAAGCAACATATACTGGCCCAGGTTCACAATATCAATTAGGATTAGAATATATAGAAGCTAATAATATAAGTGATAGAGAGTCAATGTATGAAGCCAGAGATGGTTTATTTTGGAAGCTTAACAGTTTAGCAAAGATGATTTCTGACAAGGCTGGCGAAGTGGGTAGTATGAGGTACAAAGGAACTGTCAGCAATGTTGTAGGAAAACTAGGTACTATGTTTCAAGATAGCATGCAAGAAGGTGATAATGAATTACAGTTGCTAAGTTGGACAGGTGATATTGCTAGAATAAATCATCTTGTTGAAACAGGAGAGTTTGAAGGATTTTGGAGACTTTTAAGAAGTAACCATCCTTTAGCTCAAGAGTTTAATGAAACATTAAGAGACTTTCAAGCGTTACATGAAGTAGCAACTCTTGGTAAAGATGTATTTGGAACCAGCCGTGAATTTGATGAATCCGGAGGGGTTATAGCTAATATAGGCTCTACCTGGGATAAAATGTTTACTGGATATGATGCTTTTGATGGAATTACTGGTGGAGCTGCAGAAATAGGAAATGATGAAAGAGCTTTAATTATGTCTAATTATTTAGCAGGTAATGGTTACTCTGATTTATCTCCTCATATACAAGAAAGATTAGAAGCTGGATGGGGTGAAGTAGGTGTTGAAACAACAGCTAGTTTAGTGCCTTTAATAATAGAGATTGCTGCTGTTGAAGCTGGTGGCGGTGCTGCTGCTATTGAAAGCATAGGCCTGTGGGCTAATAGACTGAAGAACTACTCTGCAGTAAGTAGAAGATCTAAATTATGGAATGGTATAATTACTAATACTTTAGGCGGAACTAGGTATTATGGTACCACTAGAGCTATGAGAAGTGGAACTAATTTAACAGGTGAAATGCTTAAAATTGCCGCTGCTGACGAGTTAGGTAATTATATATATGGTAGAGATAAAATGGGATTAACCTTTGGTGGTAGTATGGGCTATGGTATGGCTATGGCAGAATCGCTAATGACTTCTCAACTAGGAAGAAAACTACCTTTCTTACCAGGCATATTACAAAAACTTAGTCAAAGTCGTGCTATTCCTTCTAGGTTTTTAAGTCAACAAGGAGGACAAATAACAGGTGCAGGATTAGGATATATGTCTATGCAGGTTGCTGAAGCAGCTCAAGGTCTTACTAATGAATTATTAGGTGGAGAAGAATATGATTTAGCTCACCAACTTCAAGGTATGTCTGATATGAATCAAACTGTAGGAGTATTAACTTCATTATACTTTCTTGGTTTTAAAGGAAGCAAAGTTTACGATGCTTTAAGTAAAGACATACACTACGGTTTTAAAGGTCCATATCCTGAATTAACAAAAGCTAAAAAAGAATTAAACATCAAAGGAGATGATGGCTTGTATTATGAAACTAAAGAAGGCAAGTACGAAACAATAGATGATCTTTATGACAGCGAAGTTGACAAGTTATTAAATGATAAGAAATATGAAAATGATCTCACTCCTGAAGGATATATAAAACCTAAAAGTCCATTAGCTAAAAAGCTTAACGAATTAAAAAATGCAAAAAGAACTGTAGAGTCATATGAAGATTTAGCTCTTGCTAAAGAGCTGGTAAAAGGAGATTTCAAAAAAGGTTCAAACTATCAAAAATATAAAGATAATTTATATTTCTTAAAGCAAGATATAGAGCAAGGTGCTGGTTTAAGCACAGATCTTATATCATGGGTAGGATCAGGCCATGTAACGCCAGAAGCGTTATCTGCTACGCTTGGTAAATCAAAAGCTTGGGCAGAGAGATTTATTGAACAGCAAGGTCAAATAATGGATATGGTTTCTAAGAGTGGAGTTTTCCCTAACAACAAGTATAGAAAACCAGCTATTGAACTAGCAGTAAAAGTTTATGACTTGCAATATGCTAAAGAATCATTAGAACACAAACAATCTCAAAGCTCTGTTGTTAATCCAGAAATAAAAGCTGAAATAGCTAAAGTAAATGAGCAATTAAAAGAGGTATTATATGGAAATGAAAAAAGACCAGGTCTCAGTGCTTTATTAGAAGGTGGCAAAAAAAATCCTCACAGCTTATTTGCTAAAACAGAACCGGAACGACTTAAGCAAATGGAGACTAGTGATGCTGTGGTAGAATCAATACTAGAATATAACAATAGTAAAGGAGGCCAAAGAGCTAAGTTAGAACCTTTATCTTTTGATGAAATGATGGATAAATATCCAGAGCAAGCTTTGGAAAATCCTGAAGGCTTTTTTCACACTAATGCAGATGGATCTGTAAACTTAGTGGTTAATAGAGAAAGGGCTTTAGATTTAAATCCAGCTACTTCTTTACATGAATTAGCTCACTTTTTAGTAGATAGCAGCTTTAAAGACGCTAAAGGTAATGTAACTCCAGAAGGAAAAAAGATTATTGACAGTTGGTTAAACAGTATGCCTAGGCAGAAAAGAGCCGTGCTAGAAAAAAGAATTGCAGATAATTATTCGAGTAATAAAGCTCCAGAGCAGTATTATGTAGAATACTTAACGTCTTACTTAGATGCTGTAGGCAAAGGTGAAGCAACTTTACCTAAAGGAGAGTTTTCAAAAACAATAGGAAACAAGCTTAAAGATTTTTTTAAAGATAGTCCAGAAATTAATTTTGATCTATCAACAGTCGAAGGAATTGAAAATTTAATTGGATTATTAAATCACGCTACTAGTAAGCCAGGTAAATTGAATATTACTCTTCAAAAATTAATTGACAAAAAAATAGCATCAGAAAAAGGGGAAGCTCCTAAAGAAGAAGCTAAAGAGAAAAGTGAAACTTCTGATGAAAAAGAAAAAGAACAAGAGATTGAGGATGCAAATACACCAGTTGAGACTGAAAAAATAAATCCTAAAAAAGCTGCTAAAGCAAAAGTTAAAGAAAAAGCTCAAAAAGATAAAGCAAAAGAAGAAGTTAAAGAAGAAGTTAAAGAAGAGGAATCACCTGAGGTTCAAGATAAAACAACTGTAGAAAAAAGAAGTGATACTTTTAAATCTCCTAAAGAATTAATAAAACAATTAGAAATAACTGATTCTGAGATCATTAAAAAAATTAATGAAAAACATGCGAATGACTCTTTTGGTGTTGATATAGAGTTGGTAGAAATAAGAACTGACGCAGATGGTAATAAAACTGCAATGGTTGATATTGCCGGTGATGGAGAGTTAACTAAAATAAAACTACCATTTGACAAAGGAACTTTCTCTAAATCAAAAGGGTTAAAAGATATTAATTTAGAATTAAACAAAAATTTAAAAGAAAAAGAAAAATTAATAGCTAGTAATAAAGCTTTAGTGGTAGCAGGTGCCGCTAATAATAGAGACAAGATTAACAAGAATGTAAATCGATTAAAAGAAATTAATAAAAATATTAACACTCCTACTCGAACAAAGTTTGAAACTAATAAGATGGGTGTAGAAATTGTAAGATCTACCGAAAAGAATTTATTAGGCAAAAGAATTCCAGGAGATGTAGCTGAAGCCTATAATAAAAGTATTAAAGCAGGAGATGCTAAATTAAAAGCAGGAGATTTAATCACATCTAGAAATATAAAAGACGTTGTCTATGGTGCTGAAAAATTACTAGCAGATATAAACGCTCCAATTATAAATAAAGCTAAATCTATGTATAAAGAAATTCCTGACTCTAAAATAACTAGTAGAGCTCAATGGAATGAAATGGTAGATAACTTCTTTAGTTCTAAACTTCCAGAAGACGGTAGTATTTTATATGGTAAAAAGAAAAGAGATTCTAAACAATTCTTATTTGATCCTAAACAATCTGGATTAGGTACATATATGACTAACTTCTTTGTTAATAAATCTAAAGAGCTATTTAAGAAAGGAACATTTGAAAAAGGTGGAGATGCTTTAGATAACTTAAATATATCAACTGATACTCCTAGTTTAGAAGCGACTGAAGCTTCAATGAGAAAGAATAAAGCTTTAGATTTAGGTCCAGCTGATACTAAATTGTTTGAAGATATTACAAGAAAATTTATTAAAGATAATATTAAAAAAATAAGTAAAGCACAAGGAGATAAGCAAGCTTTAAGTGATATATTTGATACTGATCTTAATAAATATTTAGATAAGAATATTACAGAAATTATATCGAAAAAGATGCCTAAAGGTTATAAAGAACCTTATAAAAACTGGGTGGAAGCTATAGCTCCTGAATTAATAAAATTAGCTGAGACTAAAATAGGAAAAGATGGGGTGATGGTAGGTGATCCTTATGTTTTTATTAATAGAGGAGGAAAACAATTTCAAAACTTATTTTATAAACCTAGAAAATTAACGGCTAAAGGAGATGTGGGAAGAATAAAGGTTGCCGAAGGAAAAGAAAATCCAGCTTGGGACTTTCTTCAACCATCAGAAAAAGCTATAGTAGATTTCTTTACTACAGATAAACCTGGAAAGCCTAGAAAAGACTCTTTAAGAAAACCATTAGCTAGAATAATTAGTAAAACTATTGCTAAAGATTATACCAATAAAGTTTTAAGTGAAGCATGGGAACAGGCGGCAAAAAAATTAGATATAGATAAATTAATATCTAAAGATAAAAAAGATTTAGATTATAAAGTTTCTAAAGATTGGGCTAAAGATATTAAAGATAATCCTTATGCAGAGCTTACAACTGATCAATTAAGATCTGTTTTAAAAGATAATTTATTTTCTGATGTTGCTAATGCTATTATACGTAGTGAAGATTTTATAGCATCGAAAAATAAAGATTTAAAAACTATAGACTTTGAAAACATAAAGAAAAATTTAGGTAAACGATGGGGTGCTACTCCAGAAATGTTAGATTTTATAAGTGTATCAAATATAGTAGATAATGCAGAAATATTTAGACTAGAACAACCTATTGCTTTTAAAGATTGGTTGAATGCAGCTGAAAAAGGTTTAGAGCTTGAATGGCATGCAAATAATCCTCAAATGAATAAGTATTTTGAAACTGCTATTATAAGAGGTATGCTAGATAAAGCTTATGCGGCTAGAGAAGATGTAGCCACATTTGTAAAAGGTATTGATGCGTTGCCAGACAAGGTTAAATGGAATGGTAAGGATTTAGATATTTCAGGATTAAAAGAATATTTAAAATCCCCTGAAAGTGCTATGTATGGTAGTAGTAATAAAGCAGGTGAACAAAAAGTAAACTATTTTAATGAAACAGTATTAAAGAAATATATAGATCATGCAATTAAGTTTGGTGAAAAACTTCCTACCTGGTTGTTAAAAATGTCAAATAAAAATTCTGTTTTAGGTACACTAGGGTTAGGTACTTCACCTACAGGATTATCTTCTTTAAGTTTAAAAGAAGGAGCAAGACGTAGTTTAGAGGGTTGGGAAAAAGCTATAGCAAAAGCTATGGACAGAGGAGAAACTTTTGGAGATAATACAGCAGCGGAGTTAGCACAACAACTACCAAATACCCAAAGTACTACTCCTAAAATGATGGCTACTAGAGAAGGTAAAAACTGGATACCTACAGGTATAGAGGTTTATGATACGCCTTGGGCTAGAAAACAAGCTGATAGAGCATTGGAAGCTCTTGGAAAGAATGAATCTAAAGCTTTTGCAGGATTAGAAAAGAAGTTGAAAGACTTTTATTCAGATAGCCAAATGAAGAGGTTAATGAAAAAAGATTTTACTGACTTAACCGACGCTGAAATAGCAGAAGTATTGTCTAAAGGTATCAATGAAGGTAACAATGCTATACGTAAAGAAGTATATGATGCTATACAAATAGCGAAAGAGGAATACATAGCAGAAGCAAAAACTGAAGCCGAAGCTCTAGATAGAATGGAATACGTGATGAGAAAATCTAAAGAAAATACTAATCTAGTAGAAGGTTTAGATAGACAAGCTGTACCTATAGAAGCTATATATTGGCCTGAAGGTAAAAAATTAATGGCAGAAACTATAAAGCTTGAGCATTTAAAAGTTTCTGTAGATCAGTCTAATAAAGTAATGGCTGCAGTAATACAAGGAGAGTATAGTACAAAAGGAAAAGATATATCTCGGGATTACGTAGGAATATTATCACAGAAAAAATTATTAGATATAGTGGATTTCCGTGGTAAAACTACTAACACATCGACTGTAGCTAGAATGGCTTTAGATTTATTAGAGTTAAAAAATTATAGAACTATTACTCCTGATGGTAAGTTTGGTGAAACTTATTACGAGAGAATGATTAGAGAAGCTGGAGCTGATATTAAATTAACTTCTAAAGAAATAGAGTTGATTAAGTCAGAAGCATTAGCTGGATCAGTAGCTGAATGGGCTATAAATAGAGATGCTACAGGTAGAAAGATACTAAAGACCGCTGTAGAAAATGCTAAAACTTTAGAAAAAGTTTATGACAAAAACCAATCTAATCAAGTATTTTCTAAATCTAAAAAACTTAGTATTCCTAATCAAATAGAAGGAATGAAGATAGCTGACAAAGCTTTAGAACTAGGGAGAGAAAGAGATAAAAAAGTTAAAAAAGCTAGGGTATTTGATTTTGATGATACTGTTGCAAGAACTAATAGCAAAGTATTTGCTACTAAAGATGGTGCAAAGAAAATATTAAATGCAGAAGAGTTTGCAAAGCAAGGCGAAGCATTAATGAATGATGGTTGGAAAATGGATTTCTCTGATTTTAATAGAGTAGTAGAAGGAAAAAAAGGTCCATTATTTGATCTAATGAAGAAAATGAAAGATGCAGCTGGAGATAGAGATATGTTTATACTAACTGCGCGTGCTCCAGAATCTGCTCCAGCTATTAAAGAATTTTTAGACGCTATGGGAATTGATATCCCTTTAGATCACATAAAAGGTTTAGGTAATTCTACAGGAGCTGCTAAAGGAGAATGGATATTAGAAAAAGCAAGTGAAGGATATAATGATTTTTATTTTGCTGATGATGCTACTCAAAACGTAAAAGCTGTTAAAGAAGTTTTAGATCAGATAGATGTTAAATCACAAGTGCAGTTAGCAATGAGTAAATCAGCAGACTTAAGTAAAGCTTTTAATAAACTTATTCAAGGAAGTAGTGGAGTAGAATGGTATAAAGATTTTTCTCCTGCTAAAGCTAAAGTACTTGGTAAGAGCAAAGGTAAAGGTAAAATTATACTTCCAGCTGGAGCAGAAGATTTCTTAGGTTTAATATATACTACTTTAGGTAAGGGCAGAGTAGGAGAAAATCAATTAGCTTGGTACAAAAAGAATTTACTAGATCCATATAATAGAGGGACGCAAAGTTTAAGAACAGAGCGAACTAATATGATGGCTGATTTTAAAGAGCTGAAAAAACAATTAGATGTTCCTAAGGATTTAAGAAAAACTACTGAATCAGGTTTTACAAATGAGCAAGCAGTTAGAGCTTATTTATGGGCTGAAAGCGGTATGGATATTCCAGGTTTATCTAAAAGAGATTTAAAAGAGTTAACTGATATTGTTAAAAACAATCCTAAACTAGAAGCTTTTGCTAAACAATTACAAATGATTTTAAAAGGAGATAAATATTCTACTCCAAAAGAACATTGGTTGTCAGGCACTATAACAACAGATTTAATTGACATTTTAAACACAACAAAGCGAGATACTTATTTAAAAGAATTTAAGGATAACGTTGATATAATATATAGTAAAGAAAACTTAAACAAACTAGAAGCTATATACGGCAGTAAATACCGTGCCGCATTAGAAAATTCTATAGCTAGAATGAAGTCTGGTAAAAATAGAACTGGTACAGAGAGTAAATTAACTAATGATGTGTTAGATTATGTTAATGGATCTATTGGTACTATTATGTTTTTTAATACTAGATCTGCTTTATTACAAACTATATCAGCAGCTAACTTTATAAATTTAAAGCATAATAATCCTATTAGAGCTGGTAAAGCTTTTGCTAATCAAAAACAATATTGGAAAGATTTCACTGAGCTAATGAATTCAGATTACTTAGTGGACAGACGTAATGGATTGAAGTTAAATATATCTGAATCTGAAATTGCAGACGCTGCCGCTACTAGTAGAAACAAAGCAAAAGCAGCTATTAATTATATATTAGAAAAAGGATATTTACCTACTAAGTTTGCAGATAGTTTTGCTATTGCATCAGGTGGAGCTACATGGTATAGAAATAAGATAATTGATTTAGTAAAAGAAGGAAAAACTGAAGCTCAAGCTAAAGAAATAGCTATGAAGGAGTTTATAGAAATCTCGGAAATTTCTCAACAGTCCTCTGATCCTAGTAAAATATCTAGTCAACAGGCTAGTACAGCAGGAAGAATATTTTTACAATTCGTAAATACTCCTATGCAGTATACTAGATTGCAGAAAAGAGCCGTTCAAGATATTATTAATAAAAGAGGAGATTGGAAAGATCATGTAGGAAAAATATTATATTATGGAATAATGCAGAACTTATGGTTCAATGCTGCACAACAAGGATTGTTTGCGTTAGGTTTTGGAGATGGAGATATAGGAGAAAAAGAAGAGCAAAAAATATATGACACAGCTAACGGTATGTTAGATAGTATATTAAGAGGAGCTGGTTTTGGAGGCATGACTATATCTGTTTTGAAAAATACATTATTAGACCTATATGAAAGAAGTGGAAAAGATAGACCTGAGTATCAAGATGCGTGGCAAAACTTGTTACAGTTTTCTCCTGCAATAAGAAGTAAATTTATGAAACTTAAAGCAGCTGGTTGGATGTTTGACTCTAAAAATCGTAGACAAGAGATGATGGATAAAGGATTTAGCTTAGATAACCCTGCTTATGAAGCTGCTGCTAAAGTTATTTCAGCTACGACTAACATTCCAGTTGATAGATTGTTTACTAAGTATGAAAATATTTCAAATGCTTTTTCTGATGAAACAGAAACATGGGAGAGTATAGCTAATTTATTAGGTTGGCCATCTTGGCAATTGAAAACTAGCAGTTCTGATAAAAAAGAAGCGTATGACGATCCAAGTATATATGATGCGTGGGAACAAAAATCTATATTAAAACAATATGGATTATCAGAAAGAGGTATTAAGCAATATAAAAACAAAGATATGAGAACTAAAAAAATCAAAGAATTGCAAAAACAAAAACGTTCTCAATACTTTCCTAAAGAAGAACATAAAGATTTATATTATAAATCTAGAAA